AATGTCTATCAACACTATCTATAGTATCATCATTTTCAAATGAACTTTTATTAAAAACCCATATTTTCTTACCATTTTTATCATATAGACAATTAAGTAAAATATTTATTTCATCATTTAATTCTTTTGCATCTACAAAATATAAATTCTCTTTATCTGCATATGCTTCCACATATTCTAATATTTTTTTAGTTTCTTCTAAGGTCGCCTTCGATAAACCGTTCAACTGATTTGCATATGTTTCCGCCTTTTTTATTATTAAATCTTTATTTGATTTTGTATTACTATTTTTGGCTGACTTAATCGTTTTATCTAATGGTTTATCTTTTTTTTGTTGTTCTTTCAACTTCCTCTCCGTTTCTTGTTGTTCTTTCAACTTCCTCTCCGTTTCTTGTTGTTCTTTCAACTTCCTCTCCTTCTCTTGTTGTTCTTTCAACTTCTTTTCTGCTTCATTTTTCATTAATAAAAGCCGTTCTCTCTCTTTAGCTGCTTTTATTTTTTCCGTTTTTGCTTTTTCTTCTTTTTCTATTAGTTCAAGTGCTTTTTCTTTTTTTATAGTCAAATTTACTTTCAAACTGTTTAAATACCCTCTAACTTTATTAATTTCATCCTGTTTAACACCCCCTTTTATAATATTATCATACAACTGAAATATACCTTGTAGTTGTTTAAATAAATCATCATCTATACCTTGTGTCACTTTACGTGAATCAGTGGTATTAACGACATCCAAATTTAACCTAGTCAACCTATCTGGATGAAAAAAAAAGCTCATTTTCCTTAATTCATTCACACTGTAATTTCCACGCCCGCTGTAACTTGCACACTGACTCGATACATAATCTAATTGTGCATTTACCTCATTTAATTTGGATATTATGATACTTATATATAATTCCTTATTGTTGGACATATATATAATAAGATTACAAATAATAAAAACCTACTAGCTCCCTCATTGGGGTGGGGGGGGCGAAGCCCCCAATGGAGGAGCTCGTAGGAATATTGAAAAATCAGGAGGAGTGGCCGAAGGCCACGACGTAGGGTTTCTTTTATATTCCGGAAGAGTGGTCGAAGACCACGCCGTAGGAATATTATTTACTCCCAAAAATAGAATAGTTGCTCAATGCGTCATCTACATTAGTTATAATTCGTTTCTTTTCTACATTATAAGACCGAATTAGAGCCAAACACTCATTCAGTGAAACCCATCTTATACATGACACCTCGGTTTTTTCAAATACACCTGTTTTCAATGAATCCTCGTATGTCATATACATCAAATAATACTTGTGTTTATAGCATTTGAAATTAGAGCCTATAAATATTTCTTCGAAAGTATTGATATTTTTTACAAGAGTCATTAATTCTTTAGAGTAACCGGTCTCTTCCTGCATTTCCCGTACTGCACAATCATAATCATTTTCTTTATAATTTCTTCTACCTTTACAAAATCCCCATTCGGGTTCTTTCCAAGATTCATTCCCCGTAATTTTGTGTTCTTTGCGAACTTCTTCAACTATTTCCGTAATAGTAAAATGTTTTTTTTGGTTAAAAACCAATCCTTTCTGTAAAATGTTAAACTTGTCTTTCGTGTTTATCTTCCCGTTGTCGTAATATATATCAACTTCCGGCTCTACATTCTCCGAATCAAGAGACACGGACGACTCATTTCCATAAGTAGATGCATCTTCCCCTTTTACAGTGGATATTTCAGATTTCGAGGATAGAGGACTAGAATTATCCAGTTCGGGTTTATTTATACTGTGCTTCCATTTACCATGTGACATACGTATTTTATCACGGGGATTCGGTTCATTGTTTTTCCATAATTCGCACCATAGATACTCAAAAGACTGAGTCATAATTTGCTCTTGTTCATACTCGGTCATAAATTTGACTAGATTTTTGATATATTTGCGATTTGTAATGTTGTATTTACCTCTTAGAAAATCCACATATGATATGGTATCTCTTCGTCGAATCATAAGATACTGTCTTTCTCTCTTGCCAGTGTCGGGACTAACTGCGTGTCGAAATACAATGACTCCGTAACTAGTAATCGGATTCTTACATTGGTAAAACCCGTGACCAACTCTACCACAATTATTGCAGTAACTGGAGGGGGTATAGTTAGTAATACTTGAAGAATTGGACATTAATTTCAGAGTGGACGTATGATTGCACGGACCGGACTCCTTAATTGAGTCATTGATTGGAAATAGAGACGACTCATTACGAACAGTTGAAGATGGTGTTTTAGAAGTGTCGGATAAAAAAGAAGTAGACCGTTTATTGAATTTAAATTCTTTATCTGATTTAGTTGTTTTAAATACCGGATATTTATAATAAGTATTAGAATGGTTGAGAGGTGGACAAGATGGCGGACAAGATGGCGGAGGGGGTGGGGGTAAGGGAGGTGTATGTGAAGATGCAGTCGGAAATCTACGATTTGATACCATATTATTATTACGAGCTCCCTTCTGTCGCTCTCCGGAATATAAAAGAAATCCTACGTCGTGGCCTTCGGCCACTCCTCCGGATTTTTCAATAATCTTTGTTGAATAGTTTGGGTTACACGCGGGTTCTGGTATATTTATATATTGTGACTGGGAGTAGTTAAACATACAATCGTTATCATTACGAATCCGATTGTCATTTCGATTCCATATGTCGTTTTTATAACCGTTATAGTTATAATGAGTGCCATATTTACTAGTGCCCACACCACCTCCGTCTAATGAGTTATTACTATTCACATATTGGCTCATACTAGATGTATGTGTGTTATTATTCAACATATCACTATTATATACATAACCTATATGTGATTTCATTTTTTATTTGAGGTATCTTGTAAGAATATCAACTATACCCAACTCCGAAAATACTAACTAGATAATTGTATAACTATTTTTTATATCAATTTACATAGTAAAATAAAAAGTATATCCGAATAATGAGTTTTACTGAAAAAAATGGAGGAACGGTCGAAGAGCGCGACATAGAAATCTCACCCAATGGGGGGGTCACTGGGGGTCCTCGTAAGAATATTGAAAATACGAGAAGATTGGATGCAAATGTGTGGGGCAAACATTACTGGTTTTTTCTCCACACTGTAGCATGCAAATACCCTCAAACACCGAATGCAGTGACTAAACGCAAATATTACGACCTGATTATTAACTTTCCTCTATTCATCCCGGACGAAGAAATGGGCAATCGTTTTGCCAATTTATTGGACAGATACCCGGTTACACCGTATTTAGACAACCGCGACTCTTTCATTTATTGGTGTTGGTTTGTTCATAACAAAATGAATCGCTACTTGGAAAAGAAAGAGATAACCTTATATGAATCATTTGACCGCTATTTAGACTCTTATAAACCTGTAACAAAGACATTCTTTGAAAAAACTATACAAACTATTCAGAGTTGGATATATACTCGAAAAAATGTGTTTTTTATGCTCGTTTTTATAGTAATGTTGTCATTCATTGTATCGATGCAAAAACGATAGTATCCATATTTACACGAACTCCTCCATTGGGGGGCGAAGCCCCCAGTGAAACCCCTTTTGCTTCTTACTTTTGGGTAGGCTGCGCCTGCCCGAAAAGTAGAATTCGGTCGCTCTCCGGAATATAAAAGAAACCCTACGTCGTGGCCTTCGGTCACTCCTCCGGCCACTCCTCCGGCCACTCCTCCGGCCACTCCTCCGGATTTTTCAATATTCATACGAACTCCCTGCGGTCGTTCTCCGGAATATAAAAGAAACCCTACGTCGTGGCCTTCGGCCACTCCTCCGGATTTTTCAATTGTCAGTATTATATAAAATTGAAAGAAATTGTATATAACAAACCTATCTATAAAAAGTCATAATATTTCTACGAGCTCTCTTCAGTCGCTCTTCGCAATATTCCTACAAACTCCTTTCATTCGCTCTCCGGATTTTTCAATATTCCTACGAACTCCTTACAGTCGTTCTCCGGAATATAAAAGAAATCCTACGAACTCCCTACGGTCGTTCTCCGGATTTTTCAATATGTCTAACCGAAGTTTATCCAAATATCATACAAAATATTATATCAACCAAACGAATGAATCTACGGAGGACGACCTCACACTATTGTCATATTTGTTGGTATGTCTATGTATATACTTATCGGTAAAACTATGGATATGTCTATGGGTTCTTCTTCATCACTCTCTGATTCTATAATCGAATATAGGAAATTCAAATATTTATTTCTATGATATTGGGGCAAAGTCCCCCATAGTAAAATCCATTTATTGCTTTTACCAATAATAGGTAATATATTCGGGTATTCCACAATTGTAAATTCATCTATCACTTCGATATTCCGTTTTCGGATTTGCCATCTTTTTATATTCCGTTTAACATTTGGGTGTATATTTTTGTAAAATACAATCATATCGTAAAAAGTCAATATTCTATCAACTAATATACTCTTGTCATTTCTACATATAACACTCAATAAAAAACAGTAACTTTGATAAAAGTTACGTATATCTTTCAAAAGGCTTGGGGGTTGTGGTCTTGCCAGATAAGATACAATATATAACCGAATTTCTTCTGGTAATGCGCGTATTTTTTTTTGTATTTCTTTGAACTGAGATACCTTATATGGGTCTTCTTCGTCGGAATGTATTTTATTTTTGTCATAAGACACATTCTTTTTACGAGAAGCAGCGTTTCTTGATAGGAATTTAGATGGGTTGCAGCAAGCCATTATACACAGTTTTGACACGAACTCCATGTAATTATATAATAATCAATATATATTTTTATACGATATTGAATAATCCGGAAAACGACCATAGGTAGTTTGTAGGATTTCTTTTATATTCCTGAGAACGACTGTAAGGAGTTCCGTAGGAATATAAGAAGCAAAAGGGGTTTCACGGGGGGCGAAGCCCCCCAATGGGAGGGGGGTGTCACGTTCGTAGCCCAGCCTTAATCGCATCTATGTCAATAGTATCTCCCCGATGAGTTTCTTTCACACGTTGTTTATTACAAACAAACCTGCGGAATACCGGTTTTTGTAACTGGTTCTGCGGCGTATGTTGAGTGACTTTATGTGAAATCGCTTTATATAGTTTGAATCCAGGGAACCGCTCATCCCCCGATTTCTTATATAAAATATTTTTCCCTTCATCGTCCAGGCACAACTCATATATCAATCGTTGAAAATTATCCATATGTTTTAACACTGGTTTATAGGTATTTTCTTCAATAACGAAATCATATATGCTACAACCGAGGCGACACAGGTCGAAACTGTAGTTAGGCAATACTAAAGGTTTTTTAGTATTATAGAACGGAGGGAAATTATACTGGGTAGACGCGTCTCCGTGAGAAGAAAAACTATCGCTACAGAAGGTTTTATTTTGGAACTTATATATAGCTCTTCCAAAGTCGATTATTTTATATATACGCCCATAAGTTGGCACGCGGTAAACAATATCATTGAATTTGTAATATAAGTGGGTTCTTTCTGTTTCGACATATGTAATATTATTAGTATGAAGGTCGTTATGGGTAAAGTGGAATACTTCTTGGTAAATAATCAGGGTCATAATTATTTGAAACATAGCCGAAAGCCCACTCATTTCATCTATCGCATCTTCCATAAAAAGCCGGTCCAATGTGCCGTCGCATTTTTCCATACAAATCATTTGAACCGGGAAATTCTTGATATAGGAGTATGTCTCGTTTTCATCTGTGATGTCGTCTTCATCATCATCGTCCGAGTCTTCCTCGTCTAGGTCTTCCTCGTCTAGGTCTTCTTCGTTCGCGTCTTCCTCGTCCACACAGTCATCGCCGGTTTCATCTTTCCATTCTGTACTGACATCATCATCGCTCTCTTTGGCATCGGCATCATCATCGCTCTCTTTGGCATCGGCATCATCATCGCTCTCTTTGGCATCGGCATCATCATCGCTCTCTGTGGCATCGGCATCATCGTCCTCTGTGCTATCATTGTCATCTTCGGTACTTTCGTCCTCTTCGCTACTATCGTTGTTATTTGTTAGAGTCTTCTTTGAATACATTTCAATAATATCACTTTCATAAGAGTGTTTTTTTTCTGCAACCAAAGGAATATCCAATACATCCGGTGTTATTATAGGTATAATATCACTCTCATTTTCTGGTCGATTGTCAAAGGACAATATTTGTATTTTTTTCTTATTTTTATGGGAAGACCCCCCTGCTCTATCTTCTCTTTCATTCTGACTTTTCCAATTTTCCATAAAGAACAATTTATCCACGTTCGAATTAAAAAAGTCGAAATTCTCCAGGTATTCTGTATCTTCTTCTATGTTGACCTTGAAGTATTTCTGAATTCCCAAATAAGAACCATAAAAATCAATTCCGTGTACAAAGTTACATTTATTCAATAGCATACTTGAAAGGTAGTAGAAAAAACAGTCTACATAAGAAGCGTTATGTATAGAAAATAACTTGTGTTCAATTGACTTCGGTTCATGTCCCGCATCCGTATGTTTTAACTGCGGGAGTTTCAAAGACTCTGGAGTATCCAAGTTAAGCGACCCATATTTACCTGTCATATAACGTATTGGGTCTATGAGGGGGGAAAATTTTACAAAAACGTCTTTTTCGATTATAGCCCCCGTTTTCACACTTATCACTTCTCTAAGAGAATGTACGTGATATTTATGGTTGAATGAAATAGAATTATAGTTTTTGTCATTCAATTCAAAGAAAACAGAATAAATAGGATTATATTGTTGCAAATGGTGTATTTTATAAGGTTCATAAAAAGGGTGGTTAACTACATCTTCTTTCTCCCAATTTTCTACTAAACTGTCTATATTAATTGGTTTTGCCTTACAATAGTTTACACTGAAAATTGAAAAATCCGGAGAATTTCTTTTATATTCCGGAGAGCGACCGAAGGGAGCTCGTAGGAATACTGAATCATTGGTTCCTTCCGGTTCTTTGACAAAGGCGGCCATTAATATTATGATATATATGAAATAGTAAAACTTATTTTATTGAAAAACGCATCAGATTGTTTGACCATTTGCGTCGATTCATCGCTCCTCGCCATTCGCTAGTCGGAATAATATAAAAGAAATCCTACGAGCTCCCCCATTGGGGGCGAAGCCCCCAGTGAAACCCCTTTTGCTTCTTACTTTTGGGTAGGCCTAGCCTACCCGAAAAGTAGGATTCAGTCGCTCTCCGGATTTTTCAATCTCTCTCATTGGGGGTGGGATGGTGAAGCCATCCTTCAAATAAAATAATCCGTAAAAAAACTATAAATAGTAATATTATATACGTAAATGCCAGAAATACCACTATATTTAATATTTATCGTAGTTTTCTTAATTATATTGTCATTTTATTATTACAACTACACGAGAAACTACACAAATGAACCGTATGATATAGATGAAATGAACATGTTAAATATGACACTTATTGAAAAACCAGGAGAAGTGGTCGAAGACCGCGACGCAGAAGTTATTTCATATTCAGGAGAGCGACCGAATCCTACTTTTCGGGTAGGATATGACTACCCAAAAGTAAAAAGCAAAAGGGGGTCCACTGGGGGCTTCGCCCCCAATGAGGGAGCTCGTAATAATATTGAGGATACAGGTAAAGGTATGTATTACAATCCCCCCAGTTCGAACGGAAACTCTGTCATACCACTGAAAATATTCCAAACATGGCATTCAAAGAATTTACCTCCGGAAATGAAGAAATGTGTATGTTCTTTGAGAAATTCAAATCCCGATTTCGAGTATTATCTCTTTGACGACGACGACTGTCGCGAATTTATAAAGAATCACTTCAGTGACTCGGTATTAAAGGCATTCGACAAGCTCAAACCAGGTGCATACAAAGCCGATTTATGGAGATGTTGTATTTTATACGTATATGGTGGAATATATTTAGATATTAAATTTTGTTGTGTGGACGGGTTTAAATTCATTACATTAACAAACGACGAGTATTTTGTACGCGACTACGGTAATGACTGGGCTGTTTACAATGCACTCATGATATGTAAGCCAAATAACTACATATTACTTAATAGTATCAAACAGATTGTTCAAAATGTAGAAACGGAATATTATGGCACTTCGCCACTAGAAGTAACCGGGCCAAAGATGATGATAAAATTTTTTACCCCCAAAGAAAAACGTAACCTGAATCGGCTTTCTTTGAAGGCCGTTGGGGATAACCTTTATATAGTAAATACAAATAATGAAATCATATTGAAAAATTATTCAAAATACAAAGCAGAAAGGCAGAATTTCCAAATCAATCAACACTATAGTGTTCTTTGGAGTAACCATAATATATACAACATATAAGATGACTGAAAAATCCGGAGGAGTGGACGAAGGCCACCACGTAGGATTTCTTTTATATTGAAAAATCCGGAAAACGACCGTAGGGAGTTTGTAGGATTTCTTTTATATTGCGGAGAGCGACCGAAGGGAGCTCGTAGAA